GCTTTTTCCCTCTCCGGCGCGAAATCCGGGGGAAACACTGAAGGGAGGTGGGCGCGATGGCAAAAACCAGAAACGAAAACCAGATCAAAAAGGCCATGGAGGCGCTCGGCGTGTACAAGACCGAGTTTGACCCGATGATCAAGATCATGGGACAGCTCAAGGAGCAGTACGACGAGCTGACGGCCAGATTTGAGCTGCTGAATTACGAGTGCTCGACCTCGAGCGGCAAAAAGTCGCCGCTTGTGTCTACGATCGAGGCGCTGCGCAAAGATATCCTGGCATACGCCGCGCAGCTCGGCCTTACGCCGTCCGGACTGAAGAAGATCAACGATGCGGCTCTCGCGCCGCCGAAGAAAGCGAATGCGCTGGTCGAAGCGCTGAAGGAGATGCAGGGATAATGCTCAAAGGCAAGTATGCGGCGGAGGTGCTGGCCTACGCGCAAGCCGTGGCCGACGGCACCAAGCCCGCTTGCCGGGAGGCGATCCAGGGGTGCCAACGGTTTCTGCGGATGATCGACGACGGCGAGTATGAGGTGCGGACGCGGGATGCCGATTTTGTCATCGGGATCATTGAGAAGACGTTTAAGCACCGGCAAGGCGAAGATCTGACCGGCAAACCTCTTCGCGGCGAACCCGTGAAGCTGGAGCCGTGGGAGAAGTACATTGCCTATGCCATGCTGATCTTCTACCACCCGGGCACCGACTCCAGAGTGGTGAAGGAGGCGCTGATCTTTGTCCCGCGTAAATCGGGCAAGACGCTGTTTTTGTCGTCCTTCGCGTGGGCACTCGGCCTGCTGAGCCGGAAGAGCGGCTCGAAGATCTACGTCGTGGCCGCCTCGCTGAAGCAGGCCATGGAGACGTTCGACAATTGGCGATACAACGTTGAAAATGTGTTGTATCCCAACCGCAAGGCCGCAAACGCTGACGGCTGGCGCGTGCTGGACAACAACATGGAGCACTCGGTGTCGATCGACGAGTTGGCGGGCGGATCGCTGGACATGCAGGCGTTGGCCTACAGCCCGGACCGATTAGACTCGTTCAACTGCAATATCGCCATTGCCGACGAGATTCACGCTTACAAGGATCCGCGCCCATACAACCGCCTAAAGGAGGCGACCAAGGCCTACGTCAACAAGCTGGTCGTGGCCATCACCACTGCCGGCGACGATCCGACGAGTTTCTGTGCGCAACGGCTGCGATATTGCAAGGGGATCCTCGACGGGAGCTACAAGGATGATCAGTATTTCGTGTTCATCTGCAAGGCCGACCAGGATGAAAACGGAGACGTGGATTATCTCGACCCGCTGGAGCACGAGAAGGCCAATCCGAACTACGGCGTGACGATCAAGGCCGAGGACATGATGCAGGCCGCGCTTCAGGCACAGAACGATCCGCAGCAGCGCAAAGAGTTCCTCACGCGCTCGCTGAACATTTTCGTCTCGTCGATGCGCGCGTATTTCAACTTGGACGAGTTCGTCAAGTCCAACCGCACAGCCGAGGAAAAGTTGGGGATTCGCGCTGAGTGGCCGCTCGACCGGAAGCTGGACAAGTTGGCCTCGCTGCCCATCCAATGGTACGGCGGCGCTGACCTGTCCAAGTTGCACGACCTGACGGCTGCGGCGCTGCACGGGCAGTATCGCGACATCGACATCGTGATCCCGCATTGCTGGTTTCCCATTGTGGCCGCGACGAAAAAGGCCGATGAGGACAATATCCCGCTGTTCGGTTGGCAGGACGACGGCTGGTTGACGATGTGCAACACGCCGACCGTCAACCACTCCGACGTGGTGAACTGGTTCGTGGCCATGCGCAAGCGCGGCTTCAAAATCAAACAGGTCGGGCACGACCGAAAATTCTGCCGAGAGTATTTCATGGTTCGCGATTATCGATCAGCCCCAGTACTTCTACAAGAAGTCTGAGGGCTTTCGCCACATCGAGAAAAAGGCCAAGGATTGCCAGCTATATTACCTCGGCAGTCAGGCCTATGAATACTGCGTGGCCAACGTCCGCGCAATCGAAAAGACCGACGACATGATCCAGTACGAGAAGGTACAGCCGGAGCACCGTATCGATATCTTCGATGCGGATGTTTTCGCAACCGTCCGCATGTTGGAAAACATGGAAAAATCTGAACGAGCCGGAAGGTGGTTTGCTGAATGAGCAACAAAAAGAGGCGGCGGGCAATCTCTGCCGGAGTGACGAGGGACGCGCCCACGAGCAGCGCGGCGGCGTGGCTGTGCTCAGCGGACGCGTACAAGATGCTGTGCTGCGGCGAGTACACTCGCCTGCGCGATTGCCCGGAGGTGCGGATGTGCGTGCACATCTACGCCGACATGATCAGCTCGATGACGCTGCACCTGATGCGGAATACGGCGCTCGGTGACGTGCGCATTGTCAATCAGCTCTCGCGGAAGCTGGACATTGAGCCCAACCGATACGTGACGCGCAAGGCGTGGATGTACAATATCGTCTACACCATGCTCACGGACGGCGACGGCAATCAGGTGACCTATCCGCGCTACGCTGCGGACGGCATGCTCGACGAGCTGATACCGATCCGACCGTCCCAGGTATCGTACATGGATACCGCGGACGGCTATACGATCAGGATCAACGGGCAGGTATTCGCACCGGACGAGCTGCTGCATTTCCGGATCAACCCTGACCCGGAGCGGCCGTATATCGGCACGGGCTATCGCGCAGTGCTCAAGGATGTGGCCAAGGGGCTGCGGCAGGCGAACGCCACCAAGAAGGCGCTGATGGAAGCGCCTACGCCGTCGATCATCGTCAAAGTGGACGGCCTGACGGAGGAATTCGCCAGTGTCGAGGGGCGCAAAAAGCTCGCGGCGCAATACCTGGACAGCAGCGAAAGCGGACAGCCGTGGTTCATCCCGGCGGAGATGTTCTCCGTTGAGCAGATCAAGCCATTGACGCTCAACGATCTGGCAATTGCCAAGTCGCTCGAACTGGATAAGCGCACGGTGGCCGGGATCTTTGGGGTGCCCGCCTATATGGTGGGCGTTGGCAACTACGACAAGGCCGAGCACAACGCATTTGTCACGACCCGGATCATGCCTATGGCCAGAGAGATCGAGCAGGAGTTGACGCGCAAGCTGCTCTACTCGCCAGATCTGTACTGGCGATTCAACCCGCGCTCGTTGTACGCCTACGACATCGGCGAGATCATCAATGCCGGCGCGCAGATGGTTGACCGCATGGCGCTGCGGCGCAACGAGTGGCGCGACTGGGCAGGCTTCGGGCCGGACGAGGAAATGCAAGAGTTGCTTGCGCTCGAAAACTACATCCCCGCCGATCGGCTGGGAGACCAGGCTAAATTGATTGGAGGTGATGGAGATGGACAGAGCAACGATTAGACAGATGCGCGGCGCGCCTGCGCAGTTTCGCGCGGAGGATGCCGGCAACGCCAAGACGATTGAGGGCTATTTCGCGGTCTTCTGCGAAAACTACGAGCTTTGGCCGGGAGCAACGGAAAGCGTAGCACCTGAGGCCTTCGACGGCACGTTGGCCGGAGACGTGCGCGCGCTGATCGACCACCAGACCAACCTCGTGCTTGGCCGCACCAAGGCCGGCACGCTGGAGCTGCGGACGGACAGCCACGGTCTCTGGGGCAAGGTGACGATCAATGAGAACGACACCGACGCGATGAACCTGTATGAGCGCGTGAAGCGCGGCGACGTGGATCAGTGCTCATTCGGCTTCGATATCGAGAGCGAGGACACTGATTACCGCGACGACGGCTCCGTGCACTGGACGATCCGCAAGGTGCGGCTGTATGAGGTGTCGGTGTGTACGTTCCCCGCCTACGAGAGTACCTCGGTCAGCGCGCGGAAACGCGACTATGCCACCATCCAGGCACGCGAGACGCAGGCATGGAAAGAAAAACAGATCAGGAGGTTGAAACCCAATGCTTAGGCAGCTTGTGATTACCAAGCGGCGCGCCGAACTCGACGCGCAGCGCGAGCAGACCCGAGCGGGCCTCGCCGAGTACGAGACCCGGAAGGTAGAGCTCGAGAAGCGCGAAGCGGAGCTTGAGGCGGCTGTGAACGAAGTCAACGCCGAGACCAGCGCCGAAGACCGCGCCACCATCGACCAGATGGTCGAAGAGTACGAGGCCGATAAGAAGGCCTATGACAACGACCGCCAGGGAGTGGACGAGAAGCTGGCAAAGCTCGATGAGCAGATCAGCGCGCTCGACGCGGAGCTGGACGAGATCAACGCGCGGGCGAAAAAGCCCGCTATCACTACCCACACCATCGAACGAAAGGATGATGCACCCATGGATACCCGCAAGTTTTTCGGCCTGAACGCTCAGGAGCGTGACGCCTTCCTTGCCCGCGAGGACGTGAAGGGCTTTCTGACCCGCCTGCGCGAAATGAAGGGCCAGAACCGCGCGATCAGCGGCGCGGAGCTGACGATCCCGACCGTGATTATCGAGCTGCTGCGCGAGCAGATCACTACCTATAGCCGACTCATGAAGCACGTCAACGTGCGCGCGATCAGCGGCAAGACCCGCCAGATCATCATGGGCACTGCGCCCGAGGCCATCTGGACTGAGGCCTGCGGTGCGCTGAATGAGGTGACCTTCGGCTTCACCGACACCGAGGTCGACGGCTATAAGGTCGGCGCATACATCGAGATCTGCAATGCCCTGCTCGAGGACAGCGACGTGGCGCTGGCCAGCGCGGTGATTGATTTCCTCGGCCAGGCGATCGGCTTGGCCATCGATAAGGCCATCCTGTACGGTACCGGCACCAAGATGCCCATGGGCATTGCGACCCGACTGGCGCAGACCGCGCAGCCGGACGACTACCCGGCGACCGCGCCCGCGTGGACTGACCTGCACACCAGCAACGTCGTCACCATTGCGACCGCCGACTCGACCGGCCTTAAGCTCTTCCAGGCGTTGGCTAAGGCCGCGGCGAAGGCTCGCAGCACCTACGCGACCGGCGAGAAATTCTGGGCGATGACCGAGGGCACCTGGCTGAAGCTGGTCGTCGAGGCCATGAGCATCAATGCCACCGGCGCGATTGTGACGGGCATGCAGAAGACCATGCCCATCATCGGCGGCGCGGTGGAAATTGTGCCTGATAAGCTGATGGCCGATGACACCATCATCGGCGGCTACGGCAACCTGTACCTGCTCGTCGAGCGCGCCGGTATGAGCATGGCCAGCAGCGACCAGGTGCGCTTCATCGAGGAGCGAACGGTATACAAGGCTTCGGCCCGCTACGACGGCAAGCCGATCTTCGGCGAGGGCTTCGTGGCGATTAACATCAACAACGGCACTCCCGAGACCAGCAAGACCTTCCCGGAGGACGAGGCCAACAAGACCGAGACTCCGTACGCCGTCCCGGCCGCGGGCACCTACAGCGGCGCGCAGAACGTGCAGCTCTTCAGCGGCACCAAGGGCGCGACCATCTACTACACCACTGACGGCAAGACCCCGACCACTGCCAGCACCAAGTACACCGCGCCCGTGGCCATCTCTGCGACCAAGACCATCAAGGCGATCGCCGTGAAGAAGGGCATGGACAACTCCGCGGAGCTGACTGCGGCGTACACCATCTCGTAATAGGAGGCCAGCGACATGGACACTGTACTGCAACTGATCAAGGTTCGGCTGAATCGCGCGGATTCCGCGCTGGACGATTATCTGTCCTCCCGCATTGAGGCGGCGCGTGATGAGCTGGAGCACAAGGGCGTGTCGCTGGACTTGACTGTGACCGAGGACTGTGTATTCCTGGCAGATTTCGCGGCCTGGCAATACCTCAACCGTGACAAGGCAGGCGCTATGCCCGAGTGGCTGCGCCTCGCCTTGCGCGAGCGATTCCTCCGCAATCGAGGTGATGGCAATGCTACTTGATCGAGGTATCGCGCACGTGTACCGGGTGGATGGCACGCAGAGGGGCAACGACATCACCAAGGGATTGCCCGAGGTGTACCGCAACTGGTTCGGGAGCCGCGACCATACCGCCGAGGATAACGCGACCGGCGATCTGACAATGCGGATCAGGATTCCGCGCGCGGATGTGCTGCCATGGGACATTGTGACGCTGGGCGGCACGCCTTGGGCAGTATCCCGTGCGTACGACGGCGTGGACGAGGACAACGATCAGGAGATTACCGACCTGACGTTGATCCGAGGCGCCAATGTATTCATTCTGTCCACGGCCTACCCGCGCAAGGAGACGGTCGACGACTACAACGCCCGATACGGAGCGCCGGACAAGGACAATGCCTCGCCGCTGTGGTGCATGCGCCGGGAGGTTGAGAACGACGTGTACTACAACTCGCAGCAGGCAGGGGTAACGCTCGACGCGCGCGCGGATGTGTACACGGCCGAGTACGCTGGGCAGAGCTATCTTGCCATCGGCAGCACTACTTACCGCGTGGAGCGGCGTGTACTGCACGGCGTGCTGACGCAGTTGTACCTTACCGCGATCGACGGAATGGAGGGCGCAGACAATGGCTAAATTCAATGTGGTCGGCTTCGATGATGTCGAAAAGGCATTGATCGCGCGCGGCGAAGCTGTAACGCCCGCCGTGGATGCAATGCTCAAGGCTGGCGCGGAAGTGCTGGTCGAGGCGCAGAAGGCAGAGAGCAAGGCCATGGGCGTGTACGATACCGGCGACTTCCATGCGTCGATCAAGGCAACGCCAGTTAAAGAGGGCAAAGAAGGCCGATACCTGGACGTATATCCGCAGGGCAAGGATCGTAAGGGCGTGCGCAACGCCACCAAGGGGTTTATCGCCGAGTACGGCAAAAAGAATGTCCCTGCGCGCCCGTGGATGTCATCGGCCAACGAAAAGTGCTCAAGCAAACTGCACGAAGCCATGCGCGCAAAGTGGTCGGAGGTGATGGGCGATGGATCCTGAGCAGGCGATTAAGGCCGCGATGAAATCCCTCGGTATCCCCTATGCCCGGCTGCTGTACACAGGCAAGGCCGACGAATTTGCCACCTATCAGATCATTGCCTGCCAGGAGCAGGAGCACGGCGACGACGAATGCCAAGTCGAAAACTGGCTGTATCGCGTCGATGTATTTTGCCGGGGATCTCCTGTTGCGCTGATTCGCAAGGTCAAGGCCGCGCTCCGGGCGAACGGCTTTGTCGGGGTCTATGTCGACCCAGAAGTCTATGAAGAGGATACTCACTACTACCATGTGCCAATTGAGGCACGCTATTACATGGAGGTGTAATTATGGCGACTATCGGTCTTAATGATATGCACTACGCCACGATCACTGAGGGCGACGGCTCCGTAACCTACGGCACGCCTACTCGCATGGCCAAGGCGATCAGCGCGGAACTGTCGGTGGAGTACGCCGAGGGCACGCTGTATGCGGACGACGGCGTGGACGATTCCGTCCGCGAGTTTTCGAGCGGTACGCTCAAGCTTAACGTCAACGATCTGACTCCCGCGGTGCTGGCCGCGCTGCTTGGTCAGACTAAGGGTTCGGACGACGTGGTGTTGGCCAATGCTAACGACGTTGCGCCTGAGGTTGCGATCGGCTTCCGCGCGCGCAAGACTGGCGGCAAGTATGCGTTTATCTGGCTCTATCGAGTGCGCTTCTCGGTGCCCTCTGAAAACTATCAGACCAAGGGCAACTCGATCGAGTACCAGACTCCCGAGATCGAGGGCACGATCATGGCTCGCGCGGACGGCAACTGGAAGGCCTCGTATGTCGGCGACGGCAGCTCGACTGATACCGTGGGTAAGGCCTGGTTCAGCGCGGTCAAAGAGCCTGCGGCGGCCTAACTAACGACAGAATAAGGAGGAAACTATATTATGAGCGCTATTAGAGACGGACGTTATCCTATCATGCTGGACAAGGAGCGGCACCTGCTGTACGACCTCAACGCCATCGATATGATCCAGGAGCGCTTCGGCGACCTGACCAAGATCGGCGAGGCCATGACTGGAAAGGACGGCTTCAAGAACTTGCGCTTCCTGTTGACTGTGTTGCTGAATGAGGGCGACGAGCCGGAAAATGAGCTGACCGAACGCGAGGTCGGGAAGCTGATCCACGTGGGCAACCTCAACGCCGTCAAGGACGCGATCTTCGCGGCGATCAGTGTGGGCAATACCGGGAATGCTGTCCCCGTAGAGGTTGACGAGAACGACGCAAAAAACGTGGAGACGGGCAAGGCAAAATAGACCTTGCCCAACTGTTGTACATGGGTGTCACGCTGCTGCACTTCCGCGAGTCGGAGGTGTGGCGCATGACACCCTATAAATTGCTCGAACTGTTTTACTGGCACCGGGTCTACAATCCAGACAAATTTGAACGGCCTAAACCCAAGGATATGGACGACATCGATTACGCGATGGGAGGTATGTTGTAATGGCCAACCGCGAGGATACCATTAAAACCAAGCTTGCACTCGAAGGCGAAAAAGAGTATCGGAGTGCATGTCAGGGCATCAACTCCTCCCTGCGCGAAATCGGCAGCGAGCTGAAGCTCGTAACCGCCCAGTACGCGGAAAATGCAAGCAGCACGGAGGCGCTGGCCGCGAAAAAGCAGGTGCTCCAGAAGCAGCTTGATGCGGAATCTGAAAAGGCTGCGGCGGCGGCCAAGGCTCTGCAACAGATGAAGGAGCAGGGCCTCGACGAAACAAATCCCGCCGTACAGCGCATGCAGACTAATCTCAATAATGCGCGCACGGCAATGGCCAATACCGAGAACGCGATCAAAGATACGGACACTGCGCTCGAGCACTCCAAGAAAACGATCGACGGCACGTCCGACAAATGGAAATCCCTGGGTGATGCAGTTGCCAAGGGCGCGAAGGCGCTGGGTGTTGGCATGGCTGCGTTGGCCACTGCTGCTGCGGCGGGCGCGTATAAGCTGGGCACGGCGGTCGTCAAATCATACGGAGATTATGAGCAGTTGGCAGGCGGCGTGGAGACGCTGTTTGGCAGCAGTAGTCAGACCGTTGATGATTATGCGGCATCTATTGGTAGCTCAGTAGAAAGCATCAAAAAATTTCAGCGCGAAAATGGCCTGGCCGTTGATGGTATTATTGGCCCGCTGACTCAGGGCGCGATTGAGGAAAAGTATAAGTCACTGTCTAAGACGGTTGAATCCGCGCAGGACATCGTGCTCAAAAATGCTGCGAATGCATTTCGCGATGCCGGAATGTCTGCGAATGAGTATCTGGAGACTGCTACGGGTTTTGCGGCATCGCTGATCCAAGGCGTAGGCGGCGACACGACCAAGGCCGCAGAACTCGTTAATCAGGCCGTGCTTGATATGGCAGATAATGCCAATAAGATGGGTACGGACATGTCGTCGATCCAGAACGCATATCAGGGCTTCGCAAAAGGTAATTATGCTATGTTGGATAACTTGAAGCTCGGTTATGGCGGCACAAACGAAGAAATGGTGCGTCTGATCAACGACAGCGGCATCCTCAACGAGAAGATCAGCAGCATGGACGGGATTACCTTTGACCAGGTTATTTCGGCTATCCATGCGGTACAGGATGGCATGGGAATGTCCGGCGTATCTGCGGATGAGGCCATCAATACGATCCAGGGATCCATGGGCGCTCTTGGAGCAGCCTTCGACAACTTGATTATCGGTCTCGGTACTGCTGACGCGGATATCCAGGCGCTTGTCGGCAATGTGGCCGAGTACCTGGGGTATGTAATTAACAACATCACACCCGTCATCGAGAGTATCGTTGCCGCGCTGCCGACCCTGTTTAACGCGGTCGTCGAAAATATTGCTGGCATGCTCCCCGTAGTCGTCGAAACGGCGACGACGCTGTTCAACGGCTTGCTCTCTACGCTGGTTGCCTTGATTCCGGAGCTGACCCCCGCGGCGGTGGACATGGTAATGTCGCTAGTGGATACGATCATTGCCAACCTGCCTCTGCTGATCGACGGCGCGGTGCAGCTTGTTGGCGCGCTGGTCAGCGGCATCGGCACGGCGCTGCCTACGCTGATTCCGGCGGCGGTGCAGATGATCACGGAGATTATCACCGGCCTGATTGATGCAATCCCCATGCTGGTTGAGGCGGCGGACGACCTTATCCTCGGCCTTGCGGACGGACTGCTGGCCGCGCTGCCTGATCTCATTGCAGCGATACCTACGATCATGACGACCCTGATGGGCGCGATTCTCGAGTCCATTCCGGATCTGATTAACACCGGTGTGCAGCTACTCTCTGCGCTTGTTGGCAATATCCCTGGCATTATCGACGCAATTGTTGAGGCTATTCCGGCGATTATCACCGGTATGATTGCCGGTATCATAGAGCACCTGCCGGATATTGTGGAGGCGGGCGTTACGCTGCTGCTCGGCCTGGTCGGCAATGTCGGTGCAATCATCATGGGCATCAGCGAGGCGATCCCGGCAATCATCACCGGCCTGTTCAATGCGTTTACCGACCCGGCCAATATCTCCAAGATCGGTGAGGCAGGCACGCAGCTCTGGAATGGTCTGGTTGAGGGCATCTCTAATGCGCTGAGCAATGCCAAGGACGCGGTTGTCTCGGCATTTAGTGGCGTGATCGACTGGGTCAAAGAGCTGTTCGGCATCCACTCGCCGTCGACTGTATTTGCCAGTATCGGCGATTTCCTCCTCAAGGGACTCGGCCAAGGCTTGCTCGACGGCGTGAGTGCAGTGCTTGATACCGTGGCCAGTGTATTCGGCAAGATTTGGGATGCGATCAAGTCGATTTTCGGATTTGGCGGTCAATCATCCGAATCCAAAGAAGGCAAGGAAATCGGCTCTGACATTATGTCCGGCGTGAAGGGCGGTATCGAGGGCGGCAAGGATGACGTGGAGAAGGCCGGCAAGAACGCAGCCAAGGCGGCACTTGATGCGATGGCCGCTGAATTTGGCACGACCGATGGCGCAAGTACCAAGACGCAGGCGTTTGGCGAGAATCTCGTGAAGGGCATCAACGCCGGCCTGGGCGACGTGTCCGCGGATGATTTTTCTGGCGGCGTGGGCAAAATTACAGAAGCACTCGAAACCGCGATCAATGACGCGCTGGGCATGCAGAGCACAGGCTTCCTCGGTTGGGGAGGTAAGAGTTCGGAGAAATTCTCCGGCGTTGGTGACAACATCATCAGTGCCATTGCCGAGGGCATAGAAAAGAGCAAGGGCGGCAGCAACGCCGTGAAAACCGCGATCACCGGCGTGATCGATGAGGCGGCCACGGCGGGAACTGAATCGGCCAAGACCAACGGCAGCACTGTGGGCGAGCACATAATCACTGCAATCGCCGACAAGATCGCCGCGGACGTGGGCACGATCACCGGCAAGATACCGGCAATGGCTACGACGATCGTTGCGGCCTTCGATGCGCGCCTGCCCGACTACGTTGCGGCAGGTCAGCGGATCGCTGACAAGCTGGCAGAGGGAATGGACGGCAATGTCGCCGCCATCACCGGCAAGATCGACGGCATGACCACTGAGATCATCAGCACGTACGAGGACAAGCACGGCCAGTACACCGACGAGGGCACGGCCATCTCCGAGCTGATCGCCGAGGCCATGGCGGCCAATGTGACGGCGATCACCGACCAGATCCCGGGCATGACGCAGGACATCCTCGCGGCGCTGGAATCGCACCACCCTGAGTATACCGACGAGGGCGTGCAGATCGACGAGAGCGTGCGCACAGGCATGGCCAACAAGGCCGGTGCGCTGACCAACGAGATGCAGCAGATTATGATCCAGATCAAGGGCGTGATCGACGGGTACAACGGCGAGCTCTACGCCTGCGGACGCAACATGGCCGACGGAATCTGGAGCGGCATGCGGAGTATGCGCTCGACGCTTATCAGCCGAGTGCGAAGCATGATGAAGGATATTGTGGATGCGGTGAAAGATGAAATGGACATCAACTCGCCGTCCAAGGTATTCGCCGGCATTGGCCGGTACATGGCAATGGGCTTAGGCGAAGGCTTCGGCGCGGAGATGCGCAACACGGATACGCTGATCCGGCGTGCGGTGGACGGCGCTGTGCCCGGCGTGCAGCAGTACGGCGGTAGGAGCAATAATCAGGGCACGACGTTCTCGATCACGCAGAATGTATATGCCAATGATACGAGTTACGTGGAGCAGCAGCGGCAAGCCGCGAAGAACTTCCGCCAGATTGCGAGGGAGATTGCAATATGAGGACGTGGGAACGGCTGATCTATACCAATACACGCGGTGAGAGCCTCGAGCTCTCCCGCGCATCTATGTATCATGTCAATTTCAAGGACGTTTCCGGCTTGTCCGATGTCAAGACGCAGATTTACAGCACCTCAGCCATGGGCCAGGACGGCAGCACGTACATCGGCAGCCGACTGGAGCCGCGCGACATTGAGATCGCCGGGCACATGCACACCACGGATAAGTCCGAGGCGGGCAGACTGCGCAGGCAGATGCTCAAGCTGCTGACGCATACGGGCACACTGACCTATATCGCGGACAACATCGAGCGCTCGATCGACGTGGTGCTCGACAGCGCGCCGACGTTCAGCCGGCAGGATCCGATCTATCACAGTTTTACCCTGGCTTTTGCCTGCCTCGACCCATACTGGCATACTCCCACGGAGACGCGCAACGACATTGCGCTGTGGGAGGCGGGCATGGAGTTTCCGGCGGACAGCGGCCTCGAGCTCAACGCGGACTGGGAGATCGGATCGCGCAGCGCGTCCCAGATCGTGCAGGTGTACAATGCCGGCGACGTGGAGACCGGCCTGCGCGTGGAGTTCCGCGCGACGGGCGGTGTGAGCAATCCTAAGATCCTCGACTTGGGCACGGGCGAATACCTGCGCTTCAAGGTCTCTATGCAGGCGGGGGACGTGCTAACGGTATCCACTGGCTATGCCAACAAGTATGCCACCCTGACGCGGGCTGGCGTACAGACCGATGCGCTGAGATATCTGGACACGCAGAGCACGTTTATTCAGCTCGCGCCAGACCTCTCAGACATTAAGTATGACGCGGACACGGGGCTGTCCAACCTCGAGGTGACGCTCTGGCATCATGACAGGTATCTGGGGGTGTAGGCATGGACATATACGTATACAGCACCGGCATGGAGCTGTTAGGCGTGGTCGACGAAATCAACTCGCTGATGTGGACGCGGCGGTACTGGCGGTGCGGTGAGTTCAGCCTGCTCGCGCCGCTCAACAGCCGTAATATATCGCTCCTCCGCCTGGGGCGGCTGATCATGCGCAAGGGCGACGACGAGGCCGGGCAGATACAGTACATCCGGATCAGCAAGGACAATAGCGGCATGGACACGATCGAGGTGCAGGGCAAGTTCATTACGCACTGGCTCGGCACCCGATTAATATTGGCCAGCGATACCTACAGCATGGCCACACATACGCTGCTTGAGACGCTGGTCGCCAAGAACATGGTATCACCTGATACCACGGCGCGCAAGATTCCGAGTCTGGCCGTGCGGGCGGGGACTGTGGACGACGAGACGCTGGACTACACCACGGAGATCTACAGCGGCCTGCTCGATGTGTGCGAGTCCCGCGCGCAGCTTGCAAAGATCGGATTCCGCATCGTCACCGACCAGGACGAGGGCAAGCACTACTTCACCACGTACAAGGGTCTCGACCGGACCAGCAGTCAGAGCACCAATCCACCTGCGATATTTTCGCCGGACTTCGATAATGTGCTGAGCCAGGAAATGACCTCGAGCCGTGAAAACCTGGCCACGGACGCATATATCGAGGGGCAGACCAACGAGGACGCGCCCAGGCTGATCGCCGAGGTATCCTCGGGCACGTACACCGGCCTCGACAGGATTGAGTGCTACTACCTGGCCTCGGACATTGCCCAGACGGTGAGCAATTCCGACGGCTCGCAGAAGACCATCCCCGACGAGAAGTACATTGCCATGCTGGCGGCCAAGGGCGCATCGTACCTGCAGAGTAAGATCGAGACCAACAGCTTTGCCAGCACCATCAACCCCAATGCATTGCTCAAGTACAAGGTGGATTACGACGTGGGCGACCGGGTGACCTGCATCAACCGGCAATGGGGCGTGACAAGGGACGCGCGCATTACCGAGGCGACGGAGACATGGGACTCGAGCGGGCCGGGGCTGAGCATCACCTTCGGCGAGAGCCTGCCCACACTATCCGAAACGTTGAAATGGAGGTAAGACAATGGCCGAAAAGAGCAGCTTTTTCAACAGTGTCAGCGGCGACCGAAAATACAAGGCCGAGGATTGGGCCAGCTACTTTGGCACGCTGATTGGCAACGGCGTATTCCCCAACCCGGCGACCAACCTGCAGGTGGTTCCGGGCGCAAGCGGTCTGACCGTGACCGTGCACGCGGGCAAGGCGTGGATCAACGGATATTACTACAATAACACGGACGATCTGACCTTGACCCTGCCCACGCCGGACGGATCGAAGAAGCGCATTGACCGGATTGTTGTGCGTTGGAGTCTGTCCGACCGCAAGATCAGCGCGGCGGTGAAGAGCGGCACGGCGGCGACCAACCCCTCCGCTGCGGTCCTGCAGCGCGACTCGGACGTGTACGAGCTGGCCATTGCCGACGTGCTTGTGGGCGTGGCCGCGACGAGCATCACCTCCGCCTCGATCACCGACCGGCGCTACGACAGCACCCTGTGCGGCGTGGTCACCGGCACCGTGCAGCAGATTGATACCTCCGCCTTCGCTGCGCAGGTGCAGAGTTTCCTTGACGATTCCGAGGCCGAGTTCACGTCCTGGCTGAACGGGATCCAAGACGTATTGGACGAATCGACCGCGGGCAATCTGCTCAACCTGATCAACGCCCATAAGGCCGACACCAGCAACCCGCACCAGGTGACGGCGGCACAGATCGGCGCGGCGACCATAAGCGCCATGCAGACCGCGCTCAATGGCAAGGCCAATACCTCCCACACACAGGCGGCGAGCACGATCACGGCAGGCACGCTGGCGGGCAAAGTGCAGGCGAATCAGACGGCCATGGCGGCGACAAGCGCACAGCTCAGGGATATTGTGTTCACCATGGACGACCCGGGCGTGGGAACTACCAGCGACTATCCTAACGGGACGGTGATCTGCGTCTATGAGTAATGGACTTTATGCGTCGATAAACGGAACAATCCACAAGAACCGAAAAATGTATGCGGTGCTTTTTGGCGTTACGCGAAGCATCAAGAAAAGCTATGGCGTTGTAAATGGCGTACATGAGCCGATATTTAGCGGCGGACCGGACGTATCCTTCAGCGGCACGCACACGATCAGCGATATTACGATTGATGGCAAGGCGTACAAGCTGATGACGATGACCGGCTCCGGCACGCTGACGGTTGCCGGCGAAGGCGTGCGGTATTGGATGTGCGGCAGCGGCGCAGGCGGCGCAAATGCGAACTATGATGATAGCGATAGCGACAAGTCGTATAGCGGTCCGGGCGGCGCGGGCGGCTATGTGGCGAGCGGCGATCTGGCCAGCGGAAACTATACCGTTGTCATTGGCGCAGGCGGAGAAGCGAATAACGCCGGCAACGCGACGAGCATTGGCACGGCTACCGCAAGCGGCGCTGCAAGCCCGGTTGATAGCGATGCAGTAAGTTATACAAAAAAAGTAAAAGGCGCAAGCGGTGGAGGTAGTGGTACAAGTTGGAGAGACGCGAATAAAACGGATAACATTGAATCATACGCAAAAGGGTCGAAAGGTTCAGGCGTATCGACTTATCCGTTCGGCGAAAACAGCTTGAAAGCACATTCAGCAGGCGGAGCGGGAGGCGGGTTCGCAATATGGAGCCCTGATTCATATCGTTCTGGCGGTGCGGGCGGTACAAATGGCAGCGATGGCGGCAATCACGGAACCAAGTACACATCGTCCTCGGGCGGCTCATCAGATGGTGGCACCGGCGGTGAAAACGGCGGCGGCAACGGCGGTACTGGCTATAACTCTTCGACGGGCAAAAAGGGCTCAAACGGTGTGGCAGCGTCGTTTTTTGGGTCTGGTGGCGGTGGCGGCGGTGCTCTATTTAGTTATGGTGGTTATAACTATTCCGGCACCGGCGGCGCAGGCTACCAGGGCGTTGCATACGCACTATGGGAAGCGGCATAAGGAGGGAATCATATGATCGGAGCAATTGTGCAGGCGGATATCGTCCGCAACCTGATCGTACTGGACGAGGCGCAGAAGGCCGAGCTTGAGGCGGCGCTTGGGTGCGAGATCGTGGACGCGCGGCCTTATGGCCTGATCGCGGGCGATCTGCGCACGGCGGCGGGCTGGACGCGCAACGCGGGCGGCGAGCAGATGGTGCTCGAGCTGCAGGCGCATGAGGCCTATGACAGCTATACGCTGGCCGCACAGCGCGCGGCGGACGCGGAGGCGGCGCTGGAAACGGCGGGCGAGGCGGCGACGGCTGAAGCGCTGGCGATATTGAGAGGGGATGTGAGTGAATGACCGAAGCACAAAGAAAAGAGCTGCTGGCCATGCGCGCGGCGCTGGACGGGCTGGTGGGCAAGATCGTAGAGACGCCCGCCGAGGTGAACGAGTACCAGGCGGCTGTGCGCGAATGGCAGCCGGGTGTGTTCGCCGCGGGAGACGTGCGGCAGCGCTTGGGCGCGCCCTATAAGTGCGTGCAGGCGCACGACAGCACGGCCAATCCGACTTGGACGCCGGAAGCGACGCCCGCGCTGTGGATGCAGTATCACGGCACCACGCCAGAGAGCGCCAGGCCGTGGATTGCGCCGACCGGCGAGCACGACATGTACAAGGCCGGTGAGTACATGATCTGGACGGACGGCAGGCTCAAGAAGGCTAAGATGGACACGGCCTATAGCCCGGCCGATTATCCGCAGGCATGGGAGGAGGTGATCGATAATGAATGAGTCTGATATCATTGTGGCAATGCACACGCGCAACGACTGCTACAAGGTCGCGCGGCCGATCGTCGGGCCGAAGGGCATTGTGGTGCACTCGACGGCCGCGCCCAACCCGTATCTCAAGCGGTATGTGGATTGCCCAGATCAGTGCGGCGTGAACAAGGCCGGCAATCACTGGAATCATAGCAGCAAGGAGATGGGCCGCAGCGTATGCGCACATGCGTTTATCGGCTACGACAAGGACAAGCGCATCCGAGTGGCGCAAATCCTGCCATACGAGTACCAGGACTGGCTAACCGGCGGCAGCGCGAACAAGACGCACATCGGCTTTGAGATTTGCGAACCGGCAGACCTGAGCGACAAGGCGTACTTTGCCGAGATGTGGGACGTAGTGGTAGACTACTGCGCGTACCTGTGCAAGCGCTTTGGGCTCGATCCGATGGGCGAGAACGTGATCATCGACCACGCGACCGCGCACAAGCTGGGCTGGGGCAATAATCATGGGGACGTAGCGCACTGGTGGCCGAAGTACCACGGCGTGTACCTGGACGACCTTCGCAAGGCGGTAGCCCAGCGGATGGGACTTCAGCAGCCGGACGACCCGCCAGAACCGGAAAAACCAGAGGAGGAACCGAAGATGGACAAACTGTACAGAGTGCAGGTCGGCGCGTTCGCGGTGCGCGAAAATGCCAAAAAAATGCTTGAGAAGCTCAAGGCGCTTGGCTTTGACGGCCTGATCGTCGAGGCCGGACAGGGTGCCGGCCAGAATGGCACGACCATCACCGATGGCACGTGGAATGTGCGCAACGGCCCGGGCAGGCAGTACGGCATCGTTGGCCTTGCCCAGGAGGGCGAGGTGTACGAGCTCTCCGGCGATGAGCAGGGCGACTGGGTAGGGATCCTGTACAAGGGCATCAAGGCCTGGATCAGCAGATCGGGGGTGACAAACAAGTGAGCGAAGCAATCATTACCGCGCTGATTACCGGTGGCCTTGCGCTGATCGGCGTGATTATCACCTCCGCCAGATCGGCCAGCGCCCTTGACTCCAAGCTGGAGCGAGCGCAGGCCGTGACCGACACCAAGATCGAAGAGCTGACCCGCGAGGTGCGCGAGCACAACAATTTCGCCCGGCGCGTGCCGGTGCTGGAAGAACAAATCAAGGTGGCCAACCACCGAATCAAGAACCTCGAAGAGAAAGGAGACTGGAGCCATGAATAAGATCGATTGGAAACGCAAACTGACGAGCAGGAAGTTTTGGACGGCGATTGCGTCCTTTGCAAGCATGCTGATCGTTGCCCTGGGCGGCGCAGAAACCGTGGCGACTCAGGTCACGGCGCTGATTATGGCCGGCGCGTCTGTCATCGCCTATATCATCGGCGAGGGACTGGCGGACATGAGCAATGCGGGCATGGACGACGAGAGCGGCGGTGAGTAACCGTGCGCGAGCATCCATTCCGGGGCGCGACCCGCAGCCAGATGCGGGCGCGCATTGACGACGCACTGCTATCTGATCTGGATCGCAGGATAGCGTGCGCATACCTTGTGGATTGCGCACCAACGGACGTGGACGCAGGCGTGGCAGCCGGGTGCGACAGGCGCACGGCCAAGCGCCCTCTGGCACACATCATTGATGTTCTCAATGGCTAAGGGCGGGGATTTCCCCGCCCTTTTT